ATTTCTTTTGCCTCCGATTTTAGTCGTTCATGCAGTTTTTCGGGGAGGCGCAACATAATAGGAACTCTATACATTTGCAAATCCCCCTTTCCCGTGATATAATCACGCTACAAATACTTTTCTTTGCTCGTCGTTCACGCGACGGGCTTTTTCTTTTTTCTGTACCGTTCCAAACACTTTTCGCACCGCACGCGCCCTTCTGCGGCTTTCTCATGCCCGCAAGAAACGCACATATTATGGCTTATAAGCCATAGATAACGCTCTTTCGAGTAGGCTTTGTACTCTTCACGATGAGCCGCGGCATATCTCCGCGCAAAAGCCCTATGCTGTTCGGCCTGTCGTTCCCGTAAACATTCCTGGCAATACCGCGCATTTGCCCGCCTTGATATAGGCAGGGGCTTTCCGCATGATACACAGCAAAGTGTTTCGCTCGTTAGTGACATATTCACAGAAATAACGCCTCCAAGATAATCAGGATAAGAAGTACCGCCGTTTTCCCATCGTCGGTTAGATCGCGCCACATCATGACAACGCCACCGCCGCGAAAAGCCATACCGCGCACGCGCCAAGAACTGCTTCGCCAAAATCGCGGCAGTATTTAAAAGCCCTGCACCATTTCCGCATATCGCGCCGCCGCGCCCTTGTTACCCTTTTCTCGAAGTTGCTCATGATTTAACCTCCTTCATTGCTGATTGCCAACACTTGGCGCAATAGTCAAAGCAAATCTCTCCGCCCTCTTCCATGCCGCACCATTTCCGAAATTCTGCCGGAAGCCCCAAATCACTGGGGCAATCGGTTGTCAGAATATCCTCGAAATAGCGCGGGGCTTCTTTGCGTAGGATTTGCAACGCCTCAATAATTCGTTTCTTATCGTTCACGTTCCCGCCTCCGCCATAATCCGCAGGGCTTGTCGTATGCGTCTTGTTCCGTTGGCATATCTTTTATTGCCTCGCATACGCCCAAAATCGCGCACCCGCGTTCTTGTTTAAAAGTCCAATGCCTGCACTCGTAGCAATAAACTGTGAAATGCCCGTTCTTGGGCTTTTTTATTGTTGGCTTCATGCCATAGCCGCCTTTACTCGTTCAATATCAATTCCCGTATCCGCCGCGAACCGTTCGGGGTAGTAATAATAACGCCCGTGACCGTATCGCGGCGTTTTTGGCTTTGTGTATACGCCCCACGATACCGCGCCCGTCCTAACCATCGCCCGAACCGCCTCGCATTGAATGTTAAGTAGGCGGGCTATGTGTTCCGTTTTTAGCCTCATGCAATCGCCTCCCATCTTGCAATTTAGGTTTTGTTAATCAGCCGCGCAAAAAAATTTTTCAATCGGGCACTCTAACGCCTGAGCAAGCGCAGGAATCATTTCAGCCTTTATTTTGTATGCGCCGTTTTCGTACTTGCAATAGTTCGGGACGCACTTCATACCAAGCCTTTCGGCAATATCTTCCTGCTTTAAACCCAATTCCTTCCGTCGTTCCACGATATAAGCGCGGTTAAAGGTTTTCTTCATATCCTTCACCTCCTCCATTAACGATATGTTAATTATAATCTTTACACTTTGTAAAGTCAAGAGATAATTTAAATTTTGTAAATTATTTGTTTACGAAACGTAAATTGATATATAATAAGATTACAAAAACAGAAAGGGAGGGTTTTTAATGGGGATAGGCGATAGAATCCAACATTATTTGGACGAAAACGATATGCAACAAAAAGAATTAGCTGAAAAGATTTTTATGAATCCCGTTGTATTGAACCGCATAATAAAAAATCGCCGCCCCGTTAGAAGTGACGAATTAGCGGCGATTGCAAAAGTATTGAATATCACTATGGACAAACTCGCGGGGCTTTCTCCGCACCTTCCCGCAGGGGTTTATAATTTCAACGAATCAAACTATATCCCCGTGATCGGGGCAGTTCGGTGCGGCGTTGGCGGTTTGGCGTATGAATACATTGACGAATATATAACGGTCGATGATAAATATCGCCCCGAAGAAATTGTAGCTTTTAGGGCTGTCGGTGACAGTATGGAGGGAGAAGAAATTCACGACGGGAATATTTGCCTTGTTCATTTGCAGGAAGATGTTGAAGATGGCGCGATTGCCGTCGTGGTTATCAACGGCGAAGAAGGAACATTGAAACGGGTTAGAAAGCAACCAAATATGATAATACTTGAAGCCGCTAATCCCGCATATCCGCCCCGCGTTTTTGCCGGAGAGGACGCAAATAACGTGCGGATAGTCGGCAGGGTTATAGAAGTACGGCAAAAGAAATAGAAAGGGCGTGATTTTATGGGCTTCCGTTTTCGCCGGACGTTTACGATTCTTCCGGGCATAAAAGTTAATCTCGGGAAGGAAGGGCTTTCAAGTGTTTCCTTTGGGCGGCGCGGTGCGAAAATGACCGTAGGCAAGAACGGGACGCGGCAAACGGTCGGCTTGCCCGGTTCGGGGTTATCTTTCACGAACTACGAAAAGCACGCCGAAAATGCGCCCGTCCCCGTTCCCGCCGCTATGGATAACAGGGCAAGCCTACGTTGTCCGAACTGTAACGCGATTACAAAACGCGGCGCGATCTATTGCTCCCAATGCGGCTTCAATCTGCATGAACAATTAACCGAAACGATACCCGAAGAAAAGCCGATTTATAAATACCCGCTTTTTTGGCTTTGGATAGTGTTGACATTCTTCAAGCCCACGGCGGGGATATTGATAGGGCTTGCTTATTGCGCCTTTCGATTTATTCAAATGCTTGCAAAAAAATAAGGCGGGGTTTTAGTCCCCGCCGTTCATTCTCATTAGGTCACGCTGTCGATATATGCGCCGATGCTCATTCCCGCCTTTTCTGCGGCTTGTCGAAGGGCGGCGGCTTTTTGTGTTGGTAGCGTGATCGTGAGAACGGTCTTGCTATCGTCCCCCTCGTCGGGCATACCAAATATTTCGGCGTACTCGTCTGCATCTAGTTTTTCCTCAGCCCATGCGCGGGCTTCTTCGTATGTCAGCGGGGTAATATCCCGCCCGCCTGTCCATCCGCCGCCGTATGCGTGTTCAGCATAGCGGGAATTTGCGCCGCCTTTTCCGTAAAGGAAATATTCGCCTGTGCGCTTGCGGTGTAGCCATTCTTGGCAATAGTTAAAGTCATTCGGATAATATTCGTTGCTCCATGTAGCAAGTTCTTTTGCCGTGTCGGTGTCGTACAGTTTTCTGTTGATAATTTTTTTCATGATTTATTCCTCCTCTGCTTTCAACCATTCATGCCTTGGGGTAAAAAGGCATTTTGTTTTCTTGTCTGCCGTGAAAAGAGTTTCGATTGTAGCGGCGGAAGTAAATCCCTTTTCCGCAAGCGTATTCTTGTTTACTTGCGTATGATAATGGATTAGCCATATTTCAGATTTTTGCCCTTCCGTAATCTGCACGGCGGTCAATGTATCATTCGCGCCAAATTCGGGATTCTGTTTCATAAATTCATCAAAAGCCGCGCGGCGGATTGCGTTATATTCTCTCTTTGTCATGATTCACGCCTACCTCTCGTAAAATAATTCCATATCCTCATACCAATTTTCTTCGCCGTCATCGTCAATCCAAACCGTTTCGCCCGTTTCAGCGTTTTTCGTTTTTTCCATACCCGACAACGACAACGCCTCGTCAAGGGTTAGCCCTTCGCCTCCAAGAATACGGCATAATATTTTTCTAGTTTGTGTGTTGAAAATTGTCATGATTCACGCCTCCTTTTGATGTAAGGGGGCTTGCGCCCCCCGCTCGTCACGCCTCTTTGGAAATATCTACTTCTTCCCATTCTGTCCACGGGGAAACGTCGCGTTCTTTAATCTTCGCAGCTACAACCATCAAGTCATAGTCTACGCCTTTGTTACTCACGAAGTCGGAAGCAAAGCCGCCACCTATTGCAAATGTTTCCCTGCGTTCGCCGTTTGCGTCATACTCTTTTTTTCCGTTCCATTCCTTCAAGTATGCGTTCAGCCCAGCAATGGCTTTTTCGCGTGTCGGGAATGTATTCCTATTATATCCTTTCAAGAACCTTCCCATGTTTGACCATGTTCCCTCTTTTTGTTGGTAACGGTGTTGTACCCATACAATAACTTCTTTTTTCATTTGTAAAACCTCCTTATAATATTGTCAGTGTTCGGCAGGGATTATTTGTTTTTCCCCTTTTTCTGATTTTATTATAACTCAACCGCAAGCATAAGTCAAGTAAATTTTACAAATGATACTTTTGTACTATTTGACATAGGAGAAAATACCCATGAAAAACGCAAACGGATATGGAAGTGTTTACAAAATGCACGGCAACCGCCGCCGCCCGTTTATTGCCGCCGTAACGGTCACGGTTGACGGCAAGCGAAAACGAAAAGCCTTGGGCTATTACGAAAATAGCCGGGACGCTTTAGCGGCTTTGGCTGAATATCATAATAAGCCTTATGATTTATCCGCCCGTGAAATAACGGTAAGGGAATTCTTTGAGAAATGGTTTGCTTGGCGCGAAGAACGCGAAAAAGGCAAAGAAAGCAACCGTATATATAGAATTACATTTAATAAACACTGCCGCGATCTGCACGAATGGCGATTTTTAGATGTGCAATCAATCCACATTCAACGCCTTATAGATAGCGCACAAAGCCCGAAAACCGCCGCCCGTATAAAATTACTTTGGGGGCTATTTTATAAGTACGCCGCTTTGCTTGGGCTTTGCCATGTGAACGCCGCCGCTATTGTAGAAACGCCAACGCAACCGAAAAGCAAACTGCATAAACCGTTTACCGATGAAGAAATAGAAGAACTCTGGGAAAACACAAACGACGGCGGCGCGAAGATTGCATTGATTCTTATATATAGCGGCTTGCGTCCGTCTGAATTAGCAACGATGAAAACAGAAAATATTCATCTAAAGGAGCGGTACATGGTCGGCGGCATGAAAACCGACGCGGGGCGCGGGCGTACTATTCCAATAGCCGAAAAGATATATCCATTTATAGCGAAGTTATACAACCCGAACAAGCCGCGCCTGTTTAGGTTTTCAAACTATCAAGGCATAGCGCACGAGTGGAAAATGTCAACCGTCCCCGCCGTCCAAAATCATCTACCGCACGACGGGCGGCATACTTGCGAAACACTCCTTGACAATGCGCGCGTCGCGAAGAAAACAATACAACTGATTTTAGGTCATGCCGGAAGGGATATTGACGATACAGTTTACACCCACAAAACAAGGCAACAACTCATAGATGCAATAAACATGATATAGTGAAACACGTGCAAGCAACGTGCAAGCAACGGAAACAAAAGAAGCCGTTTTTAGCCGATTTTAGGCAAAAAGAAAAAACCCGAAGCCCTGTAATAATAACAAGGTTTCGGGTTCATTTTTTAGGGCGTGTCGGCACACTTCACCCATATATATTGAATTTTCAAGGCTTCGGGCGCACTTTTGCAAGCAACCCGCAAGCAATCTTTTCTTCGCTTGCATTGAGCATTATAGCACTTTAGAAATAAAAAAAGAAGCGGGGATTTCTCCCCGCCTACTTTGCTATGGCAATTCCCGCCGCGATAGCGCACAAAACTTCCCATATATTGCGTTGTGTTCTAAGTCTATTTTCCGTTCTGTCGCGCTCTTTCTCGTATTCCTTGAATGATTGCGCGGCTTTCTGCAATTCTTGATTCGCTATCTCTAACGAGTTCCGCGCACTCTGCGTTTCGTTCCGCGCTATTGTCAATTCGTTCCGTAGCTTCGTCAATTCCTCTTGTGATTTCGTCAGCAAGTTCAACGCTTCGGTCAATTCGCTGTCCTGCGTTGTCAATATGGCTTTGAGCGTCGCGTTGTGCTGTTCCAGTGTTTTCAAGTTCGTTTCTAATGTCGTTAGTTCTTCCTCCGTGATCGTGTACGTCGGTGAGCAAGTACCAACATACGAAAATAACAATAAGAACGCCACAGATAAAAAACAAACATTGATACATTTTGCCTTTGTTGTCCACATTTCAGCACCCCCCTATTTTATCTCTTGAGTAATATCCCACGGAGGAGAACCAAAGAAAATTGTGTTCCCTTCAATTCTATGCTTCACGCCGGGGAAAACATTAAACAAAGCCGCGTCAGGGTTTTCTTCGTACTCGAATATTTCTTGAATTTGGCGTAGCTCGTTATCTGAAAGCGGGGTATTTGACTTTACTCTCATACGACGCGCCCTTCCCTATTCCACTTCTGTTGATATTCTGCCGCTTTGCGCCTCAATACATCACCGCCGCGACTTCCATCTGTCGCCCACGGGTTATATTCGGGGCTTTCTTCTGTTCCTAAGTATTCCAGATCCCAACGCTCACAATCGTTTTGCGGGCCGTATAAATCTTCATCGTCATACAAATCGGGATCGTCCCCCGCTTCGCCATGCGTTAAAACAATATCGGGGCGAATAGTCAGCCATAAGTTAGAACACAGTACCGCGACAACTTGCGCCATCGTTTCAATTTGTGCTTCTGTAGGCGGCTCGTCACCTAAATCGGAAGTCGTAGCAAAGCAAGCACAACATAAGGAAATGCCTACCGTGCCGCGATTCAAATGCCAAGTATGGGCTAATACCTCGCTCAAATCTTCGGTTGTAAGATAGATTTCGCCGCCCTCATCTACTTGCACATGATAATCGTCAAAGAATTGTCCATAGTGTCCCGCGCTCCAATGCAATATCAAAAGGGGATTTTCCAAGCCCGCACTATGCGCCGCCGCCCATAAATTCTCCCGACTATTTGCCGCGATCTGCCCTAACTCCGAAAGTGTGACTTGCCTCATACTGCGTCCCTCCTACTTCCGGGCTTTTCGCCCGCCATGCTGTTATATCTGCTATCGACGTAATGTTTGCCAAGTTGTACGCCCGCCACGGTGAGCAATCCACTTATCGCCGTTACACACGCGCCCAATCCCTGCCAAACGCTACCTAAATCAAATTTCATTCCGTAGAAGCCGTTCATATAGAAGCCAACAAACCACGAAAAAAGAACGCAAACGACAAGAAATAGAATGATAACCCCTGCAAGAATTATCAACTGTCCCAAATGATGTTTGCTCCAATTTGCCATTTCAAGGATATTTGATTTTATTTGTTTCATTATCGCCATAAAATACCCCCGTTTCGCACTCTCGCCGCCGTAGATGCCCCGTGGCGCGTTTTTATTTGTCCACGCAATAGTTTATATGCGCGGATTACTTTTCGTTGCTTGTCGGGCTTGTGAGAATGTCAATTATTCTGGGCGGCAATGACGCTTGTCAACTCGTCAAGCCTTGCGTGAGCAGATCGCGCACGCTGGTCTACTTCGGCAAGTTTGATGTCGATTTCATGCCGCGCCTGTTCCTCTCGGTCTGCGCGTTCTTCAAATTTGTCCAGCATTTTCTCAATTCGGGAAATGGAATTGTCAAGCGGGCGAAGAACGGCAAAATGAAAAACCGCGGCTATCGCTGACGCAACCGCGATTATTTGCGACAAAATTTCAAGGTTCATTTATTCGCCCTCCCTTTCGAAGTAGAACGCGATACGATTTGCAATCATGGCGCGGGTGTCAAACTGCGCTGATTCGTCAATCTTCCACCCTAACAAATTATTCCAATGAACCGTCCACCCGAACGCCGTGAAAATTGGCGCGGTGTTTTTGTATTCCCAAGCACCCCACAAGCCTTGCCCGTAAACCTCGCGGACAAATTTAGTATTTGCGGATTCTTTGATTTCAAGCGTAGGAGATACGGTAAGCCCAAGCATATAGAAAGAAAATCCATAACTGCAATTTCTTGTCAACCACAAAACGCCGCAAAAATAACGCTGTATGCGCTCCCACAAAGTAAAGTTTGGGTCGATACAGGAAACATACCATCTTTTGCGGTTGACGCTTTCCAAATATGGGTCGCTGTCGATATGCTCCGTGTAATGTTTTACCCAGTCATATTGCAAAAATTTAGGCGCGTTTTCTACGGATTCTCGGCAAAATACGCTGTTGTCCCATGTTTGCCAATACTTCCAAAAGTATGGAAGTTCGCCGTTAATATCTGCAAAAAGCATGGCTATTGGGTTAGTAATATAACAAAGAACCATGCACACAAGCGATACAAGAAAATATAAGAACCATATAACCATGAAAAGCCCTCCATAAAAGGAAAAGGCGGCTTATTTTCCGCCCTTCTTGGTTGCCTTTTTCGGCGCGGGAACATACCGCACGCAAGCGGGGTTATTGCACACCCACACGGGGGATTCTGCCGTCCCGTCGTTTCTCATACGTTGATTACAGCGCACACAGCGCGGCGCGGGTTTAGCCATTATGCCTCGCTCCCTTCTTCGATTTTCTGATATTCTTCATCGAACCAAGCGTCCAAGTCTGCCATGTCAGCCGCGACGCTTTCGGCGGTTTCCGTGTCCCCCTGCATTGAGGCGGTTGTGTAAGCCTCGCAAAGATTCGCTTTTTCCTGTGTATATTCTGCTGTCAGTTCCGCGATTTTTTGCTCCTTTGTCGGCTCTTTCGGCTCAATTACGGGCGGGTGTTCCGCTATCCATTCATCGGGCGCGACATACCCTTCGGGCTTTGTGTCATGTACTTCGATGTTTCCCGTTGGTGATACATATTTAGGCATTGTAAAACCTCCTCATACAAAATACTCGACAATAACAGCACCATCGCCGCCATCGCCGCCTTTTGGATACGTAACAGCTGATTGCGTTATGATTGCGCCACGCTCTCCGTTGGATTCGCTGATTTCCGAATCGCCGCAAATCGAGCCAACGCCGACATGGGAAGTGTAGTTTGCTGTACTTCCCGCACCGCCGCCGCCGTAATTCGTACCATTAGAACCGCCGCGAGCGCGAGGATAAAGTGAACCATACACCGCCGACACTGGATTTAAATAGCCAACTCCTGTCCGTCCGCTACCCCAAACAGAAGCCGCACCTTCGCCGCCCGCAAAGGTAGAGCCGCCAACCGCGCCGCCAGAGCCATTCGCGCCTGTGGCATTTGAGGAATAGCCGCTTGTTGGAGCGGCGCCGCCCGCGCCAACGGTAACAGGCACAGTGTCCCCTTGCGTAAGTTGTACATAAGCGTGTGCGATTTCTCCTGCCGCACCGCCGCCACCCTCTGCGTAAGAACCTCCCCCCGCGCCGGAATGACCTCCTACCGCCGAACAATATACACCGAAGGACGAAGTGCCGCCTTGCGTACCCGAAAGCCCGCCATAAGTGTAGTTATGCCCTCCGTTTCCGCCCGCGCCGCCGCCGCCAATACATGTGATATGATACCAACCTGTCACAGGGGCAGTGTAAGTGCCGCTTGTCGTGATAACGTCGCGGTGATTGACGGCTGGAATTGCCTCTTTATCCAAGCCGCTTTTGAAAATCTGCCAATATGTATTTGTAGTATCGTCATGAGGCGCAATCGTTCCCGCCGCCATATCTGCGATACATTCATAGCGTAAGCCGTCGGCAGAATCAATTACAATGCACCCAGTATAATAATCTTGGGAAGCGTCGTAATTATAGGTAAATCCTTTCTGATTGTAGAAAGCCAATCCCGAAAGAAGATTAAATGCCCCGTTGAAATCCTCGCGGGAAGGAGCGACGCCGCCCGCGCCCAACGGCAAAGAGGTTTCTGTGGGAAAGCCTTGGTCTTGGCTCATCTTCCCCGGCGTAGTCGTAGTGTTCGGGATAGCGTTCTTTGCGCCGTTTGCGGCAATAGGTTGCGTCAATAAAGTAGGATTTGTTGCCATGTTCTAACGTCCCCCTTTTATCCTTGTTCAATTTGGTATGGTTGAAATATGCCCTGCGAAAACGGTTGTAGCCCGCTCCCGTAAAATCCGAATGTGTTTTGTGGCTCGATTTGATAATATTCATAGCCAACGCCCGCGCCTAAATTCAAAAGCCCGTATTCGGCAAATAAGGCGCGTTCATACGCGGATAAATAAAATTCAAATACAACGCGCACTTTCATATTGCCGATATTCATAACTAAAACGGTATCGTCAAAAAGCGTCGTTAGTATTTCCTTTAGGCTTGGCAGTGTAGCGTTTCCGATATTCGCCGCCGCTTTTAAAAAGATAAGCGTTCTATAAGCCTCATCTGCAAGCCGATAATGGTCTGTATCTCCCATTACATAAAACGGGGCTTGATCGAAAGGGTTTAAGAGCGAACCAAGAAAACCGAAAAAATCCTCGTTGTCTACGGTTAAATATCTATTCGCCCCGACGATACGCCCCCAAATATCCAACCCCACGCCGTGCGCCGTCTTAGGGTTAAACACTTCATTGTAAAATATTTCAATATCCGTTGACGGGTCAAGTTGTTCAGCCGCCGCTTTTACAATGCCGATAATGTGCGGGCTTGCGCCGTATTGTGATTGGATTGTTTTTTCAGCGAGTTCGGTAAAATCAAGGTTCATTTATAATCACCTCGATATTGTCCGCGTCAAAAATCGGTTCTTCGTCCGCGTCCATTGTTACGCTGTTACCGCTTGGGCTTGCAGAAAAGCCTATATAAACGCTTTCCAAATCATTAACTCCTGCCGTTTTTACAATCGCAACGGTGAAACGGGAAGCATATATAATTTGCCCCATTCCACAGCGAGTGTTTCCGCTGTTTGCATCGCTACCGTTTGCGTCGTTAATGATCGCGTTCTTTATGTCCTGCGTTACCGTCGCGGGCGTTTGCGCGGTTTTGTTTATTGTTACGGATATGTAAACGGGCGTGGGAGTTGGTCGGACGATTTTATAGTTATTGACAACGCCATCGGTGGACGTGTAACTTATATCAGTATTTCCGTTCGTCCCACAGCCCGCATCTAACTTGTTGTATATCGTTTCCGCTATATCATCATTTTCGCCGCCGTACACGCAAACCGCGACAGAATGAGAGATTAAAGAAACGCCCTGCGTCGTAACCGTGCTATCGGTTTTGTTTTCCAAAACTAAGCAATCAAGCACATTCGCCACCTGATAAACCGCGCCTTGCAATGCCGCCGCGCTTCCGTGAGCGTTTGCGGCTACACTGTTATAACGGCGTTGTTCAAAATCAGCCCTGTTTTCGATAAGCGAACCGGGAACGCCCGCCGCCGCATTGGTCACGGTGTCCCAACCGGCTATAACTGTTACAATCTTTTCACACGTTCCAGCGCCTATATCAATCGCGCCCGCTTCCATTGCGGCAAATTCAACCTCAACCGTACCGTCTGCGCCGATTGTAGCCGCGCCAACGGAAGAAAGTTTTATTCCGTCCGTAGTTTGGATTATGCTCCCTTGCGGTATCGTAGTTCCTGCAAGCCCCGTGCAAGTGCATGATACAACCGTACTTGTGGCAACCTTTCGGGAAAGAAAGTAAATCGCCCCCAACGCATCTTGAAAAATGCCGCTTGCCGTCAACGGGTTAAACTGATTTGCCAAATTTAGAAATTCGCTATCTTTCCCCGTGACAAGAACGGAAAGGCTATCAATAATTTGCCCTGCGGGGGATTCACTTGAAGTGTTGAGCGTTGCGTTTTCATCGTCGAAGATTGCCGTCCAATCATCGACAATACTTTGCCTTATTACGCTCGTAGAATCGGCAGAAAAGCCGCTGTCGGGATTAAATGTAATCGCCATTTTCTCACCCCTTAAAATTCAACGGCAACGCTTTCGCCGTTTTCGTTCGTCGAATGAATTGTTCCCGTCATGGCGCGGGTGTCCGTATCAAGTCCCGCAATATCAACGGTTGCGTCTGCGATATTCTCCACGGCAAGGGCTGTTTCTCGATAGATCGCGCGAACTTCCGAAAGCGCGGGTTTAACGCCCAAGTCTAACGAGAAATGAGGAACGCCCTGCCGTTGCCGAAGATATGCGTCACGGGTAAAAAGTCTAACGGCGTTGGCAACATTTTGAGCATCACAATAGCGTCCCGCCGTGGTCGCAATGTTGCCCGCGCCGTCAAGGGTTATATCCCATTTATCATTCAAGAAAAGGCTTCGTTTGTTCATAATGCACCGCCTTTTTCGGGTCGTATATATATCGTTCTAAGTGATACACAATGCCTGTTGCCTCATCTTTGCACATAACTTGAAATTCAACAGGCTTATCAAGAGGGGGAAAGTCTTTGCATATTTCATAAATATCAACTTCCATACGCCCTCCTATTGTGGCGTACTTGTCGTACTGCCGCCACTTTGTACGCCGCCGTGAACGTGCGACAAGAACGAAATGCCGCCTATCGTAGCATCACCCGTAACGGATAAACTGCCGCCCATGCTAACCGCGCCAGTCATGTTTACTTGTCCGCTGAAATCGGCCTGCGGAGTTGTTACGGTCAACTTGTTAGGCGCAACAATGACAACTTCGCCGTCCTGCTTTATTTCGATGTAAACCGTTGGGGCGGCGTTATGAAATCCGCCTAAGTAAAAGCCATCGCTCATACTAAAGCGGCGAAAACTGCCCGGTTGTTGGGGCGTGCTTGTTCCCTCATTCACCGTTGACGAATCGGATTGCGAAAAGATTGCAAGCCCTTTGTCACCTACAACGGGGTCGAGAATCACCGCACCCACGCCCGCATGATAGCGGAACACGGGCAAATGATAAATCGTAGTCGGCTCAACGGTTTCCCCGAACCCATCCACATTAGAAACAAGCGGGAGAACATCAACAAAAAGCCCGTCTACCGCTTGAACTTGAACGGGTATCGCCGTATGCACTTGATTTCTTATGGCCTGCTGCACCATAAATTGCAGGGAGTTATAAGAACTGCCCGCCGTGTTTGGCTTCTTTTGTCCTTTTACGGTTTCAGCCATCTTCGCCCTCTCCCTCGGCTTCATCGTTGCCCGCGTCGTTTCCGTCGCTTATAAACATTGCATCTATTCTGCTAACCCAACGCCCATCGGTATAGGCGGCAAGGTCATGCGTCAGTTTGGTAATTTTCCAATATCCCGTGGATCGCGGGACGATTGATTCTATCTTGACTTGCCCGCCAAGCCGTAATTTTGGATTATAGAAAGCCGTTGCCGCAATGCCGTCTTGTGTGAAAGATGGATAACCAATCAAACCGCTATCTGCTTTTAATAAAACCGCTTCGCCTATGGGCTTTTCCCACGGTTGAATAGTCCATGTCTCATCGTCCATGATTAACTCACAACCAACTTCGTCGGCAACTTGTTGCGCTTTCTGTACGGGCGAACCGTTAAACGTTGCATTGTGTACGCTTTCAGAAACGCCGTTATTTACAAATGAAAAGCCCGATTCTGTTGCAAACTGTTCAATCAAACTTGCCGCCGTCGCTTCGCCTTGTACGCTTGTCGGGCTATCGGCAACGAGAACCGACCAACCCGCCGTCAACGCTTGAAATTTCATAACCACATCGGGCGAACTTGAAAAATCGGCACTCGCGGCGGTTATATCTCCCTTAAATACGGTTGCAAGTTTTTCCCCTTTCTCGCCCGCTTCAATTAAGATATGATTCTTTCTATATTCGTTAGGCATAAACGAAAGAAAGGTTAATTGCTCCATGTCGGCAAGTTTCAGCCCGTGGATTCTTATTTCTGCGCTGTTTTTTTCGGGAAGCCCTGCCTTTGTGACTTGCACCGTGGTCGCTAACCCTTCAATAATTTTCGTATTGCCGCCGCCCGAAAATTCTCCCTCGCCTAAAATAATGGTCGTTTTTATGGTTTTCTGCTTCATAGTTCATCATCTGCCCTATAAAAAAGCCGCCACCGTTCCCCGAAGTTTGTATATAGAGGGTCACTTTCTCCAAGCATATCAAGGAAAAACAGATTGCCGGAAAAATTACTTTGTGCAATCGTAATAATGTAATCCCGATTGCGGCAGATCGCGCCTTTTTGAATTTCTTCCCCGTTGCAAATCAAATCGAGGTAAGTATTGCCGAACCGATAATATACGCGGATTTCGCAATTTTGCCCGCCAAGTTTTACTTTCATACTTTGGGCGGGCGTTTTTTGGAGTGGAATTTTAATCATTAGCCCGCCCCCTATCCAAACGGATTATAATTGCCTGCTTTGTAAAGCGTTGATTCATCTTCTTCAGCGGCTTTTTCTTCCGCGTTTGTGGCTTGCGTTCCCTGCACTTCGCCGCCGTCTACATCATCGGCAACGCTTCCATCTTCCGCGTCCTCCGCGTCAATCGGTTCTTCTGCTTCTTCAACTGCCGTTGTGGTTTGCTGACTTGCTACCTCGCGGATTTCTTTGAATCGCAAATCCACATACAAAACGCCGCGACCATTGGAAGCGTCACGGCGATAGTCGAAACTTTCAAGCATCATATTTTTATAGGATTGTTCCGGCGTTGTAAGCGTTATTTTTTCGTCGTTTTCTGATAGCGTCGTAAGCCTATCAATAGCCGATTGCAGGTCAGCGGCCTTTCCCTTCACCGCAAGGCGGCAAGTTATATTCCTTGGCTCGATCACGCGATTATATGTAGCAAAAGAACCTTGTTCTATTGGTTCATCGGGCAAACGGCTTGACTTTTCTGCGGTAAATTCAATCATAGCCGAAAAGTCTACTCGGGCGGATTCGCCCTTGACAATCCACGTTTTCCCCTTGTCAAGAAAATCCGTAAGTATTGCCATAGTTTCACCCCTTAATACGCCCCGTCAGCTTGCGCCGCTAATCCGTCGTTATAATCTTCAATCTCACGCATAACGCCCGCCGTGTCGTTTGCCTGTACGTTATATGTCGGGTTAAGTGTGACGGTATGCGTACTATTATCTATACCGCCCGCGCCACCGCTTGAAGCTTCTGCGGCGGTGATTTGCGCCCCGTCAATGTTTGCGTGTACGTTTATCTTTGTCATTCCTAAAACGCTTGCAACCTTGTTCCATGCGTTGACAACCCAATTAAACGCATTTCCTAAAATAGTAATAATGCTATTTGCAAGGTCTGTAAATGCTTGTTTCAGCGTGCTAATTATCGCTTTCATATCCGTAACGGCTTTTGCAAGCATTTGAACAATAAATTTCAGATTAAATTTGACGGTTTCCCAAATAAAGCTAAGAATGGGCTTTATAAATTCCCAAAGGTCAGCCATTGCCGCCTTGATCGCTTCAAATGTGTCGATAGCACCTTGCGGGTCTTCAAATATAGCTGTCCAAAGGTCAGCCATAGCACTCTTGCCGCCCCGCGCCCATACAACCAAATCTTCTATTACAAGGGCAAGCCCGACAAGTCCGGCAATTATCCATGTAATAGGATTAGCTAAAAGCGAAACTGCAAAAGCCTGAAATGCCGGAATCAGAATACCCGTAACAACTGCGGCAAGTCCTATAAAGAAAGCTTTTACAATGGTTTCATGCTTTATCAAGTAAGAAAAGAATTTCGTTGTTATTTCAATAATTTTGTTAAACGCGGGAAGAATATCCCTAAAAATAATAGCGGAAACATAACGGAATGATTTACCCAAGTTCGCCATGCCGTCGTTAAATTTTTCGGTTAAATCAACGTCAATATCGGTGACAACGCCAAGCTTTTTTTGCTCATAAACCATATCTCGGATTTTTTGCGGGCCTTCCGCTAAGAAGTTCGCCGTGCCGAAATCAAGGTTCATTGCTTGCGCCGCGCCCGCCCATTCTGCGCGGCTCATGCTTTGCGCTTTTTCCGCAAGTTCCATCATTACATCAATAGCCTTGCGGGAACGCCCTTCCTCTCCTGCGTCAATGCCTAACTGTTCCAAGAAAGGCTTTATGCGGCTATTGCCCGTCGCGGCTATTCGTGCAAGCTGTGTTTGCATACTACGCAACGAGCCTTGAAACGCCTCGGCAGAACCGCCCGCCAACGCCGCCGCGTCACTGTATGCGTGTAATTCGCTGACGTTCATTTCCAACGCCCGCGCCGTCTTGCCTAAATTGTCGGCTTCATCTGCGTACTGTTTGAACGCCATACCGACAGAAAACGCCGCCGTAAATGCGGCAGAAAGTGCGCCAAGTTTTGTTTTAAGTGCGGAAATACTGTCCGAAATTGCGTTTTCGGCTTCTTTCGCGCCTTTTTTAACGCCCGACGAATCAAGCCCAAGAACGATTTTAAGTTCGTCAATTACGTTCATTTTTTCCTTGTCGCCTCCGTCTGCCGCCACTCGTTATAGTTATTCACGGCTACGATTTCATATAAATCAACTGCATCGTCAAAACTGTAAATTGTTTGAAGTTCATATAACGTGGCAAGTCTACGGGTAATAATTACGCCGAACATTGGATTTACTTCGGGGTAATTTACTAAGCCCGCCGCTTGATGTCCACTTGGGCGGGGGATTGCCCGAAGTCGGGAAGCCCGCCTGTTTGAAAAAAATCATTCGCTTTAAAAGCCTCGGCGCGTAGCCGCATAAGTGTATTTCGGTTTGAAATAAACCCGTCAACATTTTCTTCCGTAAGCTGAACCTCGACATTTTCCTTAACGATAGAACAACACGAAAGAAGGTCGGTAAGAAGTTCCTGTATGCGTTCATACGGCGCATTGGAAAGCGTGCCTAAAATTCCGGCGAGATCGTCCCCTTTTGTAGAACCGCCAGCCGCGCCTATCAGCATCATCATTTTAAATGTCCACCGCTCGGCCTGTGTTGCGCTCATTTGTTTAATTCGGAAATGGAGGGTTGCCCCTCCATCGTCCAAATTCACATCTATTACTTTTCGCATTTGTTAAATGCCCTCCACGGAAAGTCCCTCGAAGTGGAAAGTCCACGTTGTAGGAGCAAGAACCGTATTGCCGTCCGGCAAATCTTTGCAGGATTGCAGAACGCCCTTAGAATAGGAGAACCGCTTGCCAATACTCGGAACGCTGATTACCATTTGGCACTCATACGGCTTCATGTTGGTTTCCTGCGCCTGCTTCAAAAGCTGAAGGAACGTAAGCGAAGGAGAAGAAGGTTCAAGCGTAATCGTGATCGTTTTAATGGCGGGAGTATAGCCCGCGACCATGTGACCATCAACGCCTATCCTCGTTTCCGCCATCTGTTGCGCTTCGGAAGCAAAAGAGGAATCTGCGCCGAACTGCTCCAAATTCACCGAAAAAAGCGACTCCGCAGAAAGGGCAACCGTAGCATTTGCAGAAGTAATATCAATCATGTTCTATCCCTCCCTTTACAGAATCGCCGTCGAAGCGACTTCAATGCGGTTTACGCTTCCGCCGTAAGTGTAATATACGGAAATGTTAGGCGAATTTCGACCAACGCGCACCGCCGCGCCCGCATCTTCAACAAGGATTGCATAACCCTTCGTCCAAAGTTCGGTGGTCAAATCTTTGCCCGTTTCGTTATAAACCTGTGCTTTCTGAGATTCGGAAAGCGTAACGCCGGGGTCAATCGTTCCGTTATTAACCGCCCTGTTAATCGGGTCTTGCAACCATGCACGAATTAAAGCGTAACCCCTATCGTTATAAGGCACACGCCCCGCATTAGAAAGCCCGTTCATGACGCTAACCTGCATCACATTACGAAGCCATACCGTATTCACGAAAGCGTCAATATAACCGTATCTGCCGAACATCTTGGCATCATAAAGGAATGTGAAATCATCATTCCGCGTAGCGAATTTACCGACATACGAAACGCCCTTGTCGTTCAACTGTGCCGCCGTCGCCTCATCGGTGACCGTAGGCGCAACGCCGTCAATGTGTTTGAACGCAAAATTGATAGTGCCTTGATAACGCTCCCAATTGATAGAAGCCGCCGAACCAAGAACCAACGCCGCGACATTAACATTGTTGTACACAAGTGCCGTCGCGCCATACTCTGCCGCGTCAATCTGCGAAGCGATATTTGTTGTATCGCCTTGAATAAGAAGCCTTGCGTCTGCCGTCCAACCGACATACAGATATTCGATACCTTGATTAGAAGCCCATTCAGCAAGCCCTAAATGCTCGGAATCCGTCGCAGTGTAAAGGGTCGTGAAGGTAACCCAATTCTGTGAAGCCGCCTTGATCGCGTTCATGTTGGCGGTCTGTGTCAATGCGTCGCTGCCCTGCGAGAGAACCGCGCCGGAAGTTGCCGTCAAGTTCAGAAGTTCCGCAAGAGTTCCGCTTGCAAAATCAATCGTTTCCGTCGCACCCGTCGAAGGGCTATTGATTTGGAAAGCCCCCGTCAACGAAGAATAAGCAACGGTCACGCCCGTCAATTCTGCATCAAGGGCGGTTTCAATCGTAGAAGCCGCGTCACTGTACGAAGTGGACGAAGAAAGGTCAACGCTCGAAATAGAAATTTCCGTGCCGTTGATTTCTACCGTCAAAGCCCCACTCGTTACCGCTTTTACTTCCGCGAGCGTACCCGTATAACGTGCGCCGCGAAGATATGCGCCAACCGCCGAAGCAATGCGCCGTCCGAACATCATACGGCGCGGCTTTGCGAAGCTGTTATTATAGCCCAAGAAATAAATACTCGCGACTTTGTATTCGTCGGAAGTTTCACCAAAGTAAGCCGCTACCGTTTCCGCGCTCGTAAACTCCATAAGCATTGCGGATTGTGGAATAATGGCATTATCGGTAAGAACCAAGCCGTTAAATTCCAAGTCCGTTCCGCCCGCCGGGATAAGGCGCGGATTGATAGCGACTATGTAAGAAGCAGGAATTGTCATATTTTTTCCCCCTTATTCCGTGGGCGGGAAGTAAACGTCCACGTTTTTAAATGCATCAAAATTGAAATCCTCGAACCACGGCAATTCTTGCGTTGTGTTCGCGTTTATTTCTGCCGTGATTGTGACGCTCCACCGTTCCTCATATTGGTTTGAAGCGTCAATGCCTGTTAGATTACGCGGATTTTCCGCAGTACAAACGCGCACGTCAAAACCCGCCGCCTTGAAATAATTACTTCCCATATAACTCCTTGAAGCAATCTCCAAAAGCTGTGCGTTTTGTGCCGCGCTGTCTGCGTAAAAATCAACTTGAACGTCAATCAAAATAAGCGCAGATATTGAATCTACGCCGTTTTTATTGTCGGGCAAGCCCTCCGCGTTGAAGTTGTAAATGTTACTGCCGCGCCGTTGCCGTAGGATAGGCGTATAGATACAGTATGCGCCGTTCTTTGGCAACACCATGCGCGACTGATTACCCCTAAAAATACGCCCGCCGTCAAGCCCTGTCACGGCAACGATATAGCCATGTAAAGCTGTCATAAAATCAGCTTCCGCCATCGTCCCCGCCTCCCTCCGGCGTTATTTCTTCGGGTGGTTCATGTTGCAAAGTTCCAATTACGCAAAGCCAACCTTCGGGGCTGAAATCG